CAAACTTAACACCTTTTTCTGTACTTAATGCTTCAACATTCATAATTAAAATATGTAATGCAGTATCTATTTCAAACAAAGAATCTAATTTTTCTTGTTGTGTTTTTGTAATATTTGGTTGCCACAATACAGACACATTTTCTATGTGATTTGGTAAGTGTGTTGGTAGTTCTTGTTCATACCAAGTCTTAACAACACCTTTAGGTGCAATAATTAAAGCACCATCAACCTTACCTTTGTCATATAACATAGCAAGATTATCTATTAATACTTTTGTTTTACCTGTACCCATTTCCATAAAGTAAGCATAGTTTTCTTTATTCCACGATTTTTCTAACGCAGTTAATTGATGTGCGTAAGGTTTTGTTTTAAATTTATAATTCATAATTTTTTTTCTTCTTTCTAGTTGACATCTATATAAACATGATTATATTGATTGTCAATGTCAGAAAGAAAAGTTTACGTAATACAAGAAATACCAGGTAGTAAAGCAGGTACTCCTAAAATAAATATTATGGGTGCAGCTGCTTATTCTACAACCAATGACTTTAATTTTTTATTACCGGAATTTTCTCAAATGATTTTTTCTCCTGGTCCATTAATTTTTAAATTAAGAAAAGGTTTAAGAAATTATACACCAGAAGATTATTTATTATTAACAGGTGATCCTGCAATCATTGGTGTTGCATGCTCTATTGTATCTGATATTACAAATGGTAAATACAAAGTATTGAAGTGGGATAAACAAGAAAGAAAATATTATCCTATTGAAATTAATCTATACGAGAAAGGAGAAATAGATGACAATTGATTTTGAAAAGGATCAACAAGATGCAATGAGTAAAACTGAAAACATTCAGTCTCTTGCAGATCAAGTATCGATGTTGGAGGGCTTACATAAAAGAATAGAAACAGGGGAGAACAACATCAAAGATTTAAAAAAAGAATACCAACGTATATCAGGGGAGGTTATACCGACTATGATGTCCGAGATGGGTTTAGCAGAATTAAAACTACAAGATGGATCGCATCTTAAAGTTTCAACGACGTATCGTGCTACTATTACAGAAGCAAATAAAGAGACGGCGTTTAACTGGCTTCGGGACAATGGATTAGGTGATATTATTAAGAACGAGATCTTGGTATCATTTGGTCGTAACGAGGATAACAAGGCAGCAGATTATGCTGAACTTGCGAAGGGTCACGGGTTTCAACCAACACAAAAGATGAAGGTTGAGCCTATGACTCTGAAAGCGCTAGTCCGTGAGCGTATTGAGGCAGGTAAAGAAATGCCAACGGAAATCTTTGGGGTATTCTCAGAGAATAAGACAACAATAAAAAGGAACAAATAAACATGAACCAAGTAGCAGAAAAAAAAGAAGGTGCATTAGCAGCAAATCTATTTGAAGCTGATGCAAACCAAGGCACTCAAAATATATCGCAAGAAGATCTTGCGTTACCATTCTTAAAAATTTTGGGTCAACTATCTCCAGAGGTAAACAAAAGAGATGGTAAATATGTCGAGGGCGCAGAGCCAGGCAAAATAATAAATACTGTAACTAATGCATTGTATGACACAATTAATGTCATACCTGTTTTTTACAAAAGACAATACATAGAATGGCAAGATAGAGGTACCACAGGAAGTGGTGCACCTGTTGCAATTCATGACGCAGACAGTGATATTGTTAATCAAACCACAAGAGGTAAAGATTACAAAGATAGATTACCAAACGGTAATTATCTTGATAACACTGCAAGTCATTTTGTATTGACTGTAGGAGACAATCCATCAACAGCGTTGATATCTATGAAATCTACTCAACTTAAAGTTAGTAGAAAATGGAACTCAATGATGATGGGTATCAAGATGCAGGGTAAGAACGGTTTATTTACACCGCCAACTTATAGCCACATTTATAAACTATCCACAACTCAGATGTCTAATGACAAAGGAACGTGGTTTGGTTGGGATGTATCTAAAGTTGGTCCTGTAGAAAATGCAGACCTTTACGGCACAGCAAAAACTTTTGCTGAGTCTGTAGGTAAAGGTGAGGTGCAAGCTAAACACGGTACAGAAGAGAAAACTAACTCTCCTTACTAATCGAATCCTAGGTGGTGGGCGTCGAAGCGAGAGTGGATACGCCCACTTAAGTTAATTGTATATTTATTATGGTAGAAAAATTTAGAAAGATATTTAAAGGTTTAGAAGAAAGATTTGGGTACCATGTACTTGATCAAAGTAATGGTGACGGTAAAAAATCCGGTACTTCATTTACATCTTCTTATGCACACACAGAAGAAATGTGGAAGGCTCATCTAGAAGGTATTAAATTTAATGTTAAAACAAAAACAAAAATTATACAAGCAGATAGTCTAGGTCTTTGTCCTATTACAAGTGATAGCAAATGTACTTGGGGTGCAATAGATTTAGATGAATACAAACCTGACGTTAAAGAATTATATAAAAAAATAAAAAGTTTAAATGTACCTGTAATACCATTTAAATCTAAAAGCGGTGGTATACACGTTTACATATTCTTAACAGAAGAAGTCCCTGCATTATTATTAAGAGAAAAATTACATTCAATAAAAAATATATTTGGAGATTGTAAACCAGATAAAATATTTCCTGTGCAAAAATATTTAAACCTTGAAAAAGGTTCAGCAGGTAGTTGGATTAATCTTCCGTACCATAACTACAAAGATACTGTGAGATATATGATAAAAGAGGATGGCTCTAGGGCCACTCTGGAAGAGTTCTTTGAACACTACGAAAGAAATACAGTCACTCCCAAACAACTCAAAACATTAAAATCAAACATAGACGAAGGAGACTCTGGAGAATGGTTTCAAGATGGTCCTCCTTGTATGCAAGCACTTGCAAAATTTGGTGTACCTAAAAGTCAAAGAAACGAAGTTTTATTAGATATGACTAGGTATGTAAAACAAAGATACCCTGAAGATTGGAAAGATAAAACTTTAGAATACAACAAGCAATTTTTTGAACCTAAAGGAAAAGGTATGGGCTTTAGTGAGGTAAGTGGGGTTATAGGTTCTAGAGAGAAAAAAGATTATGTGTATAGATGTGATCAAGATTGGTTAAAAAGTTATTGTAACAAAGAAGAATGTATTAAAAGAAAGTTTGGTATAAGCGGTTCACTAAGCAGCGAGTTAGTATTGGGTCCTTTATCTTACGTAACATCTAACCCTAAAATTTGGTACCTAGGTTTCAACGGTGAAGAGGTAGGTCTATCATCAAAAGAATTAGTTAAACAAGATTTAGCAAGAGAAGCTGCAACAGAACAAACAGGTAAGACACCACCTAAAATTAAAAATTGGGACATGCAACTACGAGCACTTCAAGAAAAAGCCACAGAGATAGATGCACCAGAAGAAAGTCTACCAACGTTTAGATTAAAAACAAGTTTAGAAAGTTTTTGTTTTAATACCAGAGTAACCAAAGATAAAAAGAAAATATTATTAGGTAGACCTTTTGAAGATGAGTCTTCAATTAAATTTACTTTTGGTGACTTTTTTAAATACATAAAAGCTGATGAATGGAATATTACTGCAGACATTACACACCAAATGTTAAAAAAAATTCCTGGTATTACAAGAGATAAATTTCATATTAAAGAAGGTGTTAAACGATGGGTGTATGTTTTACACAAAGAACAGTTTGATAATGAACCTGAAGTAAAACAAGAAGTCCCAGAGTATGTTAATCAAGAAAAAGAAAGTCCATTTTAATGTTAGATAGGTTTTACAGGAGAAGATATAAAATATTAGGTGGTCCTGGTTGTGGTAAAACAACTAAGATACTAGAGATTTTAGCTAACTATATTAAAGGAGGTATTAACTTAGATCAAGTTTTATTAATTGGTTTTGCTAAAGCAACAGCACAAGAATTACAGGCTAGGGTTATTAAAAACGGTTTATTGACAAGTAAACAAGCTGAATCAATTAAAACAATACATAAATTTTGTTATGACCACATAGGTAAACACGACATTTTAAATTCTAGTGTAAAAAAAGATTTTAAAAAAAGAATGGCTTCTGACCCTGACACTTGGGTTATGTTAGATGATGAAAAGTATGACAGGCAGGATGATGAGCCTGCAGGGTGGACTGAAAAAGAAGATAAAAAAATGGCTACTTATTATGAAGTAATTAGTAGAGCGCATCACAAGATAGGTTTTGACAAAAGACATAAGTATAAAGATGATTTAGAAAAAGTTTTAGATTTTTTTGGAGAAAGTGAAAATGATAAATATAAAAATGTACACACAGCGCAATTAACTTATTTTTATACTAACCTTAAAAAATTTAAAAGTCAGACAGGTGTTATTGATTTTGATGATATGTTGTTAAAAGCTTTATATCCTACAGTAGAGTTTCCATCTTATAAATTAGTATTGGTTGATGAGGTTCAAGATCTTTCAAAACTAGAATGGCAAGTCATATCTAAAATAGCACAAAAAACTGAAGAGTTATTTTTAGTTGGTGATGATGATCAAGCTATATATGGATGGAAGGGGTCAGACGTTCGTTTATTTCAAAAATGGCCTTGTAAAAAAGAAAACGTTACACGTTTAGAAACATCTTATAGGCTTCCAGGAAAGATATATGATTTTGCTTTAAGTATAAGAGATGAAATAAATAATAGATTAGGTAATGAATTCACTTGCCAAAAAAGAATAGATCCAGAAAATAAAGATGAAGGACATATTTCTTATATAAATGGTTTAGATGAAATAGAAGATTTAAATGAAAACTCTGAGATAATTCTTTGTGCAAGAGCTAATAATCTTCTTAGACCTTACGCCGATTTTTTAAAACAAAACAATTTAATATGGTTAGAAAAATCACAAAGCATGGACGACAGGGGTAGATTTAGAAGTTCTTTTCCTGACGGTTGTAAAGAAGTTATAGAGTTTTGGCATACCCTGCAAGAAGGTTATTCAATTAAAGGTACAGATTATATTAAAATGGTTAAACAAATGAATGTGAAATTTATTTCTGAAAGAAAGAAAACTGCTTTATCTAAAAAAGATACAGCGCCGATAGAATTATATGAAGCAGACAAAATGTTTTCATATGAACAATTAAAAAATAAATTTTACCTTAATGCTCCTTTAGAAAAAATGTGGTATGAAATTTTTTATTTTGATACTACACGAATTCAATCAGCTAAAAAACCTAAAGCTATATTTAGAGATAGAGAAGACTTTAACGATTACCTAAAAGGTTGTTGGGAAAAAAATAAGAATTTAACGACTGAGATCACATTATCAACTATACATGGAGTAAAAGGAAAAGAAGCTGACAAAGTAGTTTTGGCTGTTGAGTGGGGTTTTTCGTTAAATGCGTACAACAAAGGTAATCAACAAGTTGAAGATGAAGAAGTAAGAGCCTGTTATGTAGGTGTTACTAGAGCTAAAAAAGAATTATACTTGTTTGAACCACCTGGACAATACAAAAAACCTTTTCCATTATTACAAACTTACTTAGGAGAAAAATATGACGGATGATAATATATTTGATGAGGCCTTTCCACAAGACAAACAAATTGGAGGATCTCACTATAAAGACTTTCACATTCAACCTTATGAATTTATTTCAAAGAATGATTTATCCTTCTTTCAAGGAAACGTTGTGAAATATGTTTGTAGATATTTACACAAAAATGGTGTAGAAGATCTTGAGAAGATCAAACACTATTGTGATCTAGAAATTAAAAAAATGAAAGATACAAAATGATACAAAAACCTTTATTTGCTGTACAGACAGAGTGGTTTCCACCAGAGGATTTTCCAGACTTATCAAAGTATGATGAGATTGCAATTGACTTAGAAACTAAGGACCCGGATTTAAAAACAAAAGGTTCTTCTTCAATGAGAGGACAAGGTGATGTAGTTGGTATTGCCATAGCTGTTAAAGATTGGTCAGGCTATTACCCTATCGCACATGAATCAGGACCTAACATGGAAAGAAAAAAAGTTCTTGGTTGGTTTGCAGATGTACTTAAAACAAAAGCAGATAAAGTATTCCACAATGCTATCTATGATATGTGTTGGATTCATAGACTAGGGCTCACGGTTCACGGAACAGTTGTTGATACAATGATCATGACTTCTTTGGTTGATGAAAATAGATTTAGATACGACTTAAACTCTGTAGCACAACACTATACAGGGATGGGTAAAAATGAATCTGCATTACAAGAAGCAGCAAAAGAATGGGGTGTTGATCCTAAAGCAGAGATGTACAAACTTCCTGCTATGTATGTTGGAGAATATGCTGAAAGAGATGCTGAAGTAACTTTAGCCTTATGGCAAGAACTTAAAAAAGAAATAGAACACCAAGACTTACAATCAA